GTTGTCTGCGGGCATCGCCGTTGAGGTAATGGTGCCCTGCTTGCCGTCCCACGACACGCCTGGCTCCCAGCCCTCGGGATGCTCGCGCTTGGGCCTCTTGGCTCCTCCGAGCTCCTGCTGGACTGCAAGAATCTCTTGCAACTCTTTACTCATCGCGAGCACCCGCAGTCCTGACGGCGGTGGCGGTTGACATTGAACTGCCGCCAGTCAATCCCCTTGTCGGCAAGCCATTTCTCAATCGCCTTGCCTGTGATGTCCTTGCGTGCGAGCGCCTCGTCAAGCGCCGCCTTGTCTGACTCAGCAAGGGTCAGGAGCCGATACCGGCACAATGGTCCCTTGCGCACTTTGGCTGCTTCCATCTCTCCTCCTCTGCGCGGGCTGGCTACTGCCCGCTCACGCCATCGTCAGGGATACTTTGGCGCGTGTCAAGCCCCAAGTTTGGCGCGGTACACGGCAGCCTCGACCGCGTTGCCGATTGCCTCCTCATCAAGCCTGATGCCCCGCTTGGCGCATTCCGCCCGTACCAGGGCAATAGCAGCCTGCTTCTTGTCCTCGCCTGCCTTGGTCTTGAGCGTCTGCTCGATTGACGCAACGGTGGAGGAGGCGATGCGCTCCAGCATCGCGTAGTGCTCCGCCGCCATCCGTGCCTTCAGGTAGCCGATGGCCGCGTTGCCGAGCCAGCCCAAAGCTCCAATGACGACAGGCACGAGCGCGATGATGAGCGCGTTGATGAGGTCGCTGACAAACGGGTCCATTGTTATGCCTCCTTGCGGCTGACAATAATCATTGCGGGAGGCGTGGGGAAACCAGCCTGACCCTTTGAATCACGGAGCGCCCTGACCTCCTCCGGCGTAGCGGAGCGCCCAGGCTTGCCCTCTTGCATTGTAGGGCAGGCGTAGTCCCACCCTGTCCCATTATGCGCCAAGACAACCCAGTGCCCGTAGGTTGCGAGCGGCTGCTTGCGCCAGTAGTCACGCTGCCACTTTGAGCGCAGCGACTCCGACACCGAGCGCTGGCTTGCCTGGATGTTGAGGATGAGTGCCGCGCCTTGCTTGACGAGGTTGCTTGCCTCACTCCAGTCATAGACAATCCGAGCCTTGAGCCCGAGAATCTTGGCGGCATCTCGCACCTCTTTGGCGCTCGTGCCCTCCGCCCCAGTAGGCGTGTCGCGCCGTCCTGCCTGCTCGCACGCTTTATGCGCCTGCTTTGTCGAGGTGCTCAGCCCGAGGTATGTCGCGGCGGTTGCCAGCGACGCGGGCCCACAGTCATCCATCGCCTTGACCCCGAGGCGCTCCGCCAACCCAAGTTGCGAGCGCACGACAAGACTCACTTGCCCTGCCCTTGCATCCAGGCGAGGAGCCCACCGAGCCCGCTGACGCCCAGGAGCGCAATCACAAACTTGGCGAGCCGGTAGGCGCCACGCGACTCCGCCAACTCCACCTTGATGTCGGCAAGGTCGCGCTCGATGCGGTCAAGCCGCTTGAGAATCTCTGTGCTTTGGCTCGCGGTCATACTTCAGGCTCCAATAGCGCAGGCTCGTCAAGTAGCTCTGCGGTGCTGTCAACTATCTCGATTGGCTGCGCCGGCGGAGGCGCGAACACGCCCTCAGCATAGGTGCCGCCAATCCAGACTGGCGTGGTCTGCTCTACCGCAACCACCTGCGTTGCGGCAAAGAGTTTGGAATAGTCATCAAGGAAACCGCTCAACTGCTCAGGCGTGAGGTCACCAACGATGACATTGACCACGATGCTGTCTTGATTCAGAAATGCGTAGCGCATTGACTCTCCCTATCCGACATATGCAATGATGATGAATCCAGTACCGCCAGAGCCGCCACTGCCGCCAGTGGCCGTGCCGCGTGAGTTTGTAGTCTCGGATGCCGCGCCGCCAATACCGATTGCGGCTGGTCCACCTCCGCCGCCGCCAGAACCAAGCCCACCAGCCCCGCCGTTGCCCCCAACGATTCGCCATCCAGTACCAGCGGACGAGCGATAGCCGCCAGCCCCACCGCCTCCGCCAGCCCCACCATTCGCGCCGCCAGCCCCACCAACCGCAGCAGAAACAGTTGCGCTTGACCCGATAACAATGACCGCTCCACCGCCGCCCGCACCTCCAGTAATACCTGCTGCTGGCGCCGTGCCTCCATTTGAGGTGAGCGTTGTTCCGAGATTGCCCGCAGCCGCGACTGAGCCTGCGACTCCCGCTGCGCCAGCAGTCAGCCCTGTGGTGTATGGCAGTGATGAATACAGGCTCGCGCTACCAGCCGCACCAGCCGTCCCAGCGCCGACTGTTGCTGGTGGGCCTCCGATAACTGTGCCGCCGCGTCCACCCGCTCCAGCCACGAGTGACTCTGGGCTGTATTCGCTTGTGGTGATGGTGCCTCCAGCGGTGCCGCCAGCGCCACCAGAAACAGGTGCGCTGTTGCTTCCATCAACTCCAGCAGCGCCAGCGCCTCCCCCTGGCACCGTGAGGTATGAGCCAAATGTCGTATTGCCTCCAGCCGTCGCTGTTCCAATCGCAGTTGTGACAACCGTGCCATTGCTATTGACCCACTGACCTGCGCTGCCCCCAGCGCCAGCCGCACCAATGCCGATGCTGACGCTGCCAACATTTCCCACATACAAGTTTTTGAGATAGCCCCAACGCGCTGCACCCCCACCGCCGCCGCCAGTGGTGTATTGAGTGCTCTGTCGTGCTGCACCAGGAGCGCCACCACCACCACCGCCGCCGCCCACTCCGATGACCGCAACAAGATACTCAACCCCAGTTGGACGAGTCCAGGTGGTACTTGTCGTAAATGTTTCCGTGACCAAGAAGCTCTGAGCGCCGCCTGCGCCCTGCGATGTTTGCAGGAGAATCGTGTTGATGTCAAAGGAGATACCGCTAGTCACATTTGCAGTAGCAGTCAACTTAAACGACAAGTCAACATACGCAGCCGAGATGCCAACCGCCGCCGTGCCAGCGGTAGTAAATCCAGTGATGCTGCTTGCCGTGCCGTTGTCGAATACTGTGCCGATTGCCTGAGTACTAAGAGCCGAGCCAGCCTTGTTGTAGTAGGTCGCACTCAGACTAAGATTGCATTGCGTTGTTCCGGCATAGGTGCCAACTTTTTCCAGCGTCGCAATCGCCTTCTGGCGCAAGTTGAGATTGTCATCAGAGATGACAGCAGAGCGCGTAATCATTTCAATGCTGTCGCCGTTTAGGGCTGTCCCAGGAGTCAGGCGCAGAGAATAAGTGTTTGTTGTTTCATCAAAAATGACCTGTGCAGTCATAATGCTGTCGGAGTCGTTGATGGGCACATCCCAGTAGGGCAGAGGATTAGACGGCCCAATGGGGTCATCGAGTACTGGCGGAAGAAGGTTGAAGGTTCCGTTTGGCACGCTGAATAGCGTTTGCGCGAGTGCCGCTTGTCCAAGCGGGAATGACCCGAACTGATTGCTGCTGCTTACAACTTCATTGCCGTCGGTGTCAAAAACTCCGCCAGTATTCGTTGACAGGAATGACCTATCAGAGCCGTAGCGTGTTGCCATCAGTCTGCTCCTGCGGTACTGAGCAGCCTCGTCAGCGTGCTCGGTGGCTTGCGATTGAATGTGACTCGAATCACCGAAGTGAATGACCCTGGCTCAAGCGCCCAGTCTACCTGCTCCACGCGATACTTGCCGCTCAGCCCGAGCTCCGCACAAGTAATCTCAACCCATTGTCCAGGTTTCCAGCCCTCGACAAGCGCAAAGGTGCTGACTCCGGTTTGTGCATAGCCGCTATTGAAACCATACTCATTGAACGCAGCAGCTCCTCGCCCGCGCAGCGTGAATGACCCACTTAGCACGGGCTTGTGCCGCTCCAAGAAAAATGCCCTGCTGATGCGGTCAATGGCGGCACCGCTGTCTTGTGTGCTTGTCGGCGCTTCAATAATGTCGTCGAATGTTGGCGAGCCTGGCCGCAGCGTATAGCCGCTGTTGACATAGTTAGTGACGCGCTGTACCGGGCTGACCTTGCTGGTCGCAGCATCAAGCGTTGCCGTCAATACGAGTGCCTCTTTGGTCGTGTTGTAGTCCCAGTCAAGCGTCAACTCGAATGGAATGATTGTGGCCGCACCGGAGGTCGTGTTCGGATTCTGCGTGCCTGTCGTGATGAGCTTGTATGGCGCAGTGGCATAAGTAGGCACCGATGTAGTGTCAATGAGGTTGTAGTTGAGTCGACCAGCCGCGTCAACAAAGTAGCGCCTCTCCTTGAGGTCTTGACCGCTGTATGCTTCCACGATTGCATCAAGCGCCGAGCGCAGCGTGCCCGCTGGAAGTGTAATGCCGCCCTGATTGGTGTTTGTCGTAGGCGACAGCTTCGTTGTGCTTGCCGTGTTGACAATGCGATTCAATGCATAATCGCGTGCTTTGTTTGCTTTTACAACGCTGAGCATCTTTGCAACTGCGGCTGTTTCTGTTTCGCCTGAGTTGATGCCGATACTGCCCTGCTCTGGTACTCCATCTGGCGTTATGGTAATCATTCCGCGCTGCGAGCCGCGCAGATAGGCTTGACTGACATTCACACTCCTGAACACATCTGGAGTTGCGGCCAGGCGTAGCCATAACCTTGTCGGGTCAACTGCGCGGCTTGATGGATTCTTTGATGTGACCGCTGAACCAGTGAACTGATTGTTGACAAGATTCTCCATCATCGAGCCTGCTGGACTCGTTGATGCGCCCTCAATGTAAACAGTTTGGCCTTCAGCAACGCCGTGATTGCCTCCTCCAAAACTTACACGAATGAAGTTGCCACGACTCTCTCTGACGATAGATGAGATGCCTAAGAATGCCTCGGCTGTAGCGTTTGAGCCAGTTTGGTTGTATGTGAAACTGAAATCATTTGAAACCGATGCAATCACGAAGTTGCCATTGAATGATGTGTTGCCGCCTCCCAATGCGCCGCTCACGACAATCTTTTGCCCTACCCCAAAACCGTGTTCTGCTCGCGTGGTCACCGTGACGACATTGCTCGTGCGGCTCATATTCTGTGTCACATCGATAGCCTTGCTGCTTAGCGGCTTGCCGAATACCACTAGCCGGTCGAGTGCGGCATTTGCATCGACGACTTGGACGACTGCCTCAGAACCTTGTCCAGAGCCGCTAAGTTGTGCTCCTATGCCGTTGATACTGCCGAGGAACAGCACATCGGTGCCGTCAGTTGCCGGACTTGTTCCAGTATTCTTTTGGATGAGTCGCACGCGAGCTTCATCAGGCATAAGCGTCCACCAGGGCCCAACTGTCGGGGTATCGTCTTGTCGTACAACAAACGACATTGTTGCACCGGAGCCATCGCCAGATTGCGCCATCTGCACCGATTCAGTTGGAACATAGAGCGCCTCCTGTCGCACCGTTGAGTCATAGTTGATGAGTGGATTGAATAAATCTTGAGAGAGTGCGGCTGTATACGATGTACCAGACGCAGTACCGCTGCCGAGAATGGTATTGACGACCGCAGTACCAGCAGAGCCGGCGGATGTTATTGTGAATGTCGTACCACTCGGAGTCGTTGCGACAGTCCAGGCTCCATTCATCGAGGTGCCTGAAACTCCAGTCGCACCTTCTAGGGCAATCACGGAGCCAACAACAAGCCCGTGTGTTGCGACAGTAGTGACCGTGACAGTACTGCTTACTCTGACCGCAGATACAAGCGGCGGACAATCAACCCATAACTGGTATGGCGCGGTTGCCATTATGGGTACAGTCTTGAGTTGCCAGAAGCTCGCGCCTGGCGTCCCAGGTATGAATCTGTCGTGTTTGCAATAGTGCGACCATCAAGGTTGACTTGCAGATTTGCGGTGAATCCTCCGCCGCCTCCAACATTGGCGCCCATTCCAAACACGCTGCTTCCTGCGGCAGCATCTTGCGCTGCCTTCGTTTTGGCTTGTGCCGCTGGCGTGCTTACTTTGTTCATCGCGTTGATGACTGCCGTGATGTTATCGACAAGCCACTTCAGCGCATCAAAAAATGGCTTGGCGATGGCGAATGCAGCCTCAATAGCAAGCCCGAGTGCCTTAAACGCAAACGCCAACGCGCCCTCGCCGTCGCCCCAAAGAGCACCGATGAGGTCGCCAACCGAACCAAAGAGCCCGCCGACAGACGCAACGACCTCCCCGAATGCTGGCTGTAAATCCTCCAAGATTGGGCCCACGACTTTGCCAATGGATTCTGCGACTCCGCCCTTGCCGGCGAATGCATCCGCAACCCCGAAAATAATGTTGCCAAGCGTGTCGAGTGCTGGCGTCACCATCGGCAAAATCTCGTTGGTCAAGAATCCGAGCGCCTCGTTGACGGCTGGCAAGAACTTGGCGCCGAATGCCTCAAACTTCTCGTTGAGGTCAATCTGCGCAGCCGCAAACTTGCCGCTCGTGCTGTTCGCAATCTCCTCCGCAACACCCTGATACTTTTGATTGGCAGCGGTCAGGATGTCCTGAAGTGTCGCGCCCTTCTCGACCTCGATGCCGAGCGCTGCCAGCCCGCGTGTGCTGCCCTGAGCGCCCTTGCCGAGCGCGAGCATTACCGCCGCAAGTGGCTTGCCGGTAGCGGCGGAGATGTTGGCTGCTACGGCATTTGCCTCCAGGAGCTTGTTTTGATTCTTGAAGAATCGGCTGCCGACCTCCAGCCCATCACGCACCTCATCGTCCGTGATGCCGAGGCGCTGCATCGCCTTGATTTGCTCGTCAACCTTGGGGCCCAAGGAGTCGAGGCTGAACCCTCGCGCCTTCAGCGCAGCGTTGAGCCTGATGGTTGCTTTCTCATCCTCCGCCGCGCTCTTGATAGCCGCGAGCGTAAACCCAGCAACCGCCGTGACCGCCGTGACCGCCGCCGCGCCAATCGCCTTGAATGCGTTGACCGCGTTGGCGCGCATTGAGCCAAA